GGATCATTGCTGGTCGAAGCTCTTCGAAATACTCTTTCTTTTGTGAGAATGAGTCTATTTCGCCGTTCATAATCTTGCTAGATTCAGCTTCCTTCTCTTGCTTCCATTGCTGCATCTCGCCGCGCACTGAGTTTAACTCGTTACGCAGTCCGTACACTATATCATGCTGTGGAGCTTGTTGCACACCATCAACAGATTGGTTGGCTGCACCCATACCATATTGCTCACGCAGTTGAGCAAAGTAATACTCTTTTTCCTCTGGAGAGCCATTCCGCAGAATGTTATCCGCTTGCAATAACCCGCTGATGGCCTCGCTAGGCTTAATCCCTAGTCCGTGTATCGTATTAAGATATGGCTGAACTACCCGTTCCATTTCGTCAGCGTACTGAGCTTTAGATATAAGCGGCTCAACACCAGCCCTCATCTGCTCTTCACGCTGCCATGCGTATTCTTGTAATCGTGGAGATGCTGCTGCCCAATCCTCGTGGTGTTCCTTTATCCACGACTTAGGAGGTCTGCTCCACAACGGCGGTTCAACAGCCTCTACTGGAGCTTCTACAGGGGCGGTTGATGCAAACTTTCCATCAGCACTCCGTACTCGTTCAGCCTTTGGTTCTGCTTCTAATTCCTCAAACTGTTGTGCTAATAATTCCTTCCTGTCAATTACTTCTGCATCTGGTGTTACTTCTGGCAAGTCCATTTATTTCTCCCTGTGGGGGTTAGTAAATCGTTGGTTATCTCGCATTCGATCCATTAGCTTGTTAGCTTGGCTGTGCGACATATTTGCTAATTGTGCGCTTAATACTTCTCTGCGTGTATCTTTTACGACAGGTGCGCGACTTGTCATAGTCTCGTTACCGACCTCAAAGCAGTTATGCTTCCTTAAATGCTCACGGTGCATAGCCCTGCCAGTAATCATTGTGCCATCAGCCATAGACTTGTAAGGAGCTATGTCAGGCATGATGTAGACCTTAGCATCATACTGCACCGAACCTACCTCTACAGCTTCTCCGTCTATATATATCCAAGACTTTCTCATGCTTGCCCCAGAACGATAGATACTTCAGTATTTGCGGCCTCTTCTGCCTCACGCACCTTATCTACTTGTGCCTTTGCGCCTATCTCTGCGACCATGATGCGAGTAGATGAGTCTAGTTCTGCTTTGTATCGATTAAACTGATCTGCTGCTTGTAGCTCTTGCATCTTCATTTGCTGGCGCATTTGCTCTAGCTGTGCGTCTGCTTGTAGCTTCATTTGCTCGATCTGCATATCTGCCTGTACTCTAGCTTGTTGAGCCTGTACGTCGATCTGTGCCTTCATCTGTGCAGCTTGTGCATCTGCTTGCATTCTCATCTGGTCAGACTGTTGCTGTGCTTGCATCTTCATTTGCTCAGGGTCAGGCTGCGGCTGTTGTGGCTGCTGTGATGCTGCCTTCATCTGTTCTAAGGCTGTATCAAGAGTACCCTCGATAGGTTGTGCTTGTTTGAACGCTCCTATGCCGAACTTCATGACCTCTACCAGCATTGGTATCATCTCAGGTGACTCACGGCCTACAGGTAAGGCTTGACCTAAGAAGCCGCCAAACGCTGTTAAGAACTCCACGCGATTACGCTTGTTCTGATCTTCATCTAGCTGCACCAGACTGTCAGCCTCTACATCTATTCTAAAGTTGGATAGCGGGGAATCTTGCAGTAACTCTATAGCCTGCGGTATTAACTGCTGATCTGCCTCAGACATCTGCTGTGCAGAAGCGTACTGCAATAGAGTCTGTGGCTGGAACTTGGTACACATGATCTGTGCTTTTAGCTTAATCAGGCTAGATGCAAACAGAGCGACCTCTTCTTGCATTGCTCTTAATCTTAGCCCTGCATACTGGCCCTTGATCTGTTGAGCGGTTGCAGTCTCACTTGCACTGGTTTGACCGCGAATGATGTCAGATATACCCGTAATCTCGTAGATTTGACTCTTTATGTCCTCTCTAGCCCGGTAGCAGTTGATGAGCGTAGCAGCTATTACATCTAGCGGTAGGATGTCAATACTACCCTTTAGGCCACCCTTTTCACTGAATGCCATCCACTTATCCACAGGTATCAGAGTATTATTGTCTCCCTCTGTCAGTAGACGTTGTAGCGTTGGCTGGCTTGCGTCATATACTCCTCGCACTCTCAGAGCCTTGACCAGACCGTCAATTCTGTCGCTTAAAATGTCCAGTTCTGTGGCTTGGTCTTGATATAGGACAAAGTCGGGTACAGGCACGAGAGAATCAGAGGTTAGCGTAGCGTACAAAGGCTTGCCACAAGGGAAGAAGCCTTCTACCTCAATCGGGTCATCACGCTCGTCTATGATGTAGTTGCTGTTCTTGCTAAACCAGTAGACCTTGCCTGTCTCTTTATCCCATAGCTCACATATCTTAGCTCTGGTATGTTCTTTATTGCTCTGACCGTAGGAGGTTAGTGTCTGTGGGCCGCTGTCTAAAGGTATCTTCTTTGCAGACTTATCGCCAAAACGCTCTATAAGCGCCTCTTTAGTCATGTACGCCCAGCGCCATACAACCGTGACCTCTTCCCACGTTCTCGCTACTGAGTGACCAAAGTCCTTCCAGTGAACGTAGTCTGTAGGGGCGCACTCATACTCGATCTCTTCATACGTCTGGTTAGTCTCTGGGCCTGTCTCGTTAGCTGCGTTCTCTTCGTCTGTGTCCTCAGTGATTTGTAGCCCGTCCTCTGGCATATCACGTTCTATTAAGTGCGGCTCGTAGCGCACCCATGCAACACCGCGACCACCAAGAAAGCGATCTTGCACCGCGTTCTTCATAGTCGCTCTGAAGTCTGGGTAATGCTCAATCTCGTAGTCAATAGCTCTCTGTAGTATCTGTGAGGCTACACGGCCTACTTGGTCATTGTCTCCAAAGCGGCGCGATACGTCAGCCATAGGCAGTTTAGAATAGACCGCTGGTACTAGAGTTTGCACGTTAGACCAGAGAATATTAAACTTTGCAGTCTCGTTAGAGTTCTGGCTGCGGTTGTCATCTCTGTAGCGTTTAACGATCTTTGCAGAACGAGCCTCCCACTTCTTGTACTCGTTGTCGTATGCGCCAATTACGTTCAGATACTTCTCGATTGGAGTTTCGGTCATTTTCTGTCCTGTTGTCTAAGTGCTTCAGCTATTGCTTGAGGGTCTAACATCCCGCCAACACCTACACCAGCGAGAATGTCTGCTTCATGTCTACGCATTGGGTCAAAGGCTGCAAAGCGTGAACGGATGTTTGCTGGGTTTTTAATGGCATAAACCGTAGATGGATCAACTTTTTGCAGTGTAGGGTTATCAATGACATTGTTGATTACAGCAATATCAGCATTTTCTAAATCTCTTCCCCATAACGCTTTTGGCATTTCATTTTTGAATCTGCCGCCATACGACTCGTGTACACTCTGTTTTCCCCTAAGTAATAAAGGTAAAACATTAGCTCCACCACCTTCAATGCTGCCATATTCTGCAATGTCCTTAAACATAGCATCTGCTATCTTTTTAGGAATTTCTTTCTTTTTATTCCAGTTGAAATCGCCTGAGTTTTGTATTGCTTCTGCTTGATTCCTTGATAAACCTGCTTCTGCATATTGACTAGCTAACTCTGGATTGTCGGATGCCCAGATATTTTTCTTTCCATAATTTAAACCTCCTGCTCCAGAGTAATCAAGATTAAAACTTGGGTCTATTTCTGTTGTTGACCCATGATATGCAGGAGTATTCCAATCCATAGCATTAGCCCTGTCTATATAGGTATTATTTGCTGGCAGTCCTAGCCCACCCTGCTCAACTGGTAGCGCAGCATTGCGCTGGGCTGTGTCATGCAGTATCTCGAACTCTGTCTTAGGTCGCTGCATCATTGCGCCACCTACATCATCGCCATATCTCACAATCTGATCTTTTACTGGCACATCAAACTTGTCGAATTTCCCTCTCCCAATTACTGTATATATTTTTGCCGCATCTGCATCCGTTAGCTTAGGATATTTTTGCTGCAATTGACTTGCAATGTCATCGTACCCAACACCACTGCTAACAAGTTTTTTTATTTGTTTTGCATCTACGGAGAATAATGGCACTCCGTTACTTCGCAGCTCCTCGCGCAATGATAAGTCATCATATCTTTTTTGAGAATTTGGCATCGTATTGTTTGACTTAACATCAGTCATGTAGTCGATTGCCTTTTGCAAATCCTGACCACCTCTTACCTCAATATCTGGAACACCGTGAATTGCGGCAAAATCACTCGGCAAAGGATGGTCTGATACTCTAATTTTTGACCCGTTTGGAAGCCTTACATATCTACTGCTACTCATTCCGCTATCAAAAATTTCGACCCCGTCTCCAAATATCTCCCTAGCTTTATCTGCAATACTGGAATGAATATCCAGCAATTCATTATCGCGCTGTTTTGTTATTTGGAACTTTTGCCCTTTTCTACCTATATATGTGATTACATCTTGACTACCATCATTCATCGCCTTGGCTGGCACACTCATAGCCTTTCCCTCTGGAACTACACCCATTCTTGTATCTAGCATATACCTTGCAATTCCAGTGCGGTTCTGTACCTGTCTAGCACCCTCTCTCAGCGCAGCCTTACCTAACGCCTTGCCGGCAGGCATCATTGCACCAGACACTCCAGCAAGATCAAGCACTCTAGGGTCTACCTTAGTGTCTGTAGTGATGCACCGCTAATAGGAGATTTGCCGTAGCTCATGTCATTTACAAGGCTTTGCGCTCCCTTCAGCCCGGTTAGGTCAGCAGCACTCAGACCGCCGAGAAAAGGTATCCTGTCCGATATTTTGTCGCGATCAAGAAACTCTGATACTGGAGACAGAAAGTTAGCTACACCACCTAGAAAACTATTCTGTGACTGGTTCCTAATCTCGCCCCGATACGCTAGGGCTTGAGCTAGTTCTTTAGGGCTTGGCATTATGCTGAGAATATGCCTACTGCCATGACCTCAACACCTGCTCCTGTCGTAATTTTCCATGCGCCAGTAGTAGATGCAGCGTTGATCTCGATATTGTAGACATTGATGCCTGTGCCGCATGATGCAGGTAGCACTGTATGGGTCAATATGCCTACGCCTGTTCCGTCAACTATCAGGACATTGCCTGTAGCCGCTGTAGTAACTGTACAGATGATTCTATGCAGATAGTCACCTGCTGCTCCTGTGCCGCCTAAGACTTGTGCTGTCTGGCTTGCTGCAACGTGTTCGTACTGGTATCCGTAGGGTGATTGTATGCTCATATTCTGCCTCTCTTAGGTTGATTTGCTTGCGCCCACACATCGTTAAGTGTTGCTGTGTTTTGTTCTCCGACCATTAGCGGTTTTGCTGCATCAGGCTGTCTGACTCGCGGCTCTGACCGCCATGCTATTGCTAACATTCTAAAGGCATCTGCCGGATGAGAACACCAGTCATGTCGTGGTGTCTGCCTAAACGCCTTCTTGTCTTCATCGTACTCTCTTTGGTACTGACGTAAAGCCTCGATACCTTCACTGCACTTATCTGCATCAAACCAGCACTGCGGCAGCACCTTTCTGACAGCCTGTATACCGTCTTGCACTGACAGATCAGGCACGATAGCCAAACTATTAATGCCAAAATGTACCGCTAGTTGCTCGATCACTGACTTACCAGCAGCCGCCAATGTCTTAGCTCTAGCATCATGCGGTAAGTGGTGCTTACCGAAATTATACGGCTTTGATAAGATATTTTCAGCTATTTCGTCAATATTAGCACCGGAAACCGAATAAAAGTCTATTATATGCACCTCATCTCTGATTACCTGATAGAACCAGACTGCCGTATCATCCCGGTAACCCAAATCCCAAGCAGTGTGGACAGGCACATTGTTGTCATATGCTACTCGTGTGACGCGCCCCTGCTCTGTGGCCTCTCGCATCTCTGTGCCGTAGTAAGCTCCTAGAATGCTTGCCTCGAATGAGCATTCCATCTCTTGTAGATATTGATCTTCTGATAGCTGTGCTTTGGCGGCATTCAGCTCTCCTTCTGGCAATAACTTACTGTCAGATGCCTTGAGTGCCATGCAAAACCACTCGCTAGGTATTCTCTGAGCTGTAGAGTAGATGTCCCAAAACTGGTTCTTACCCTTCGGAGTTCCAGCAAATACACACCAACCCTGCCTGTCGGACAAAGCGGGCCGTATGACCGATCCCCAGACGCTGGGCCTGAAATCACCGTACTCATCTAGGAAACAGCCATCGAACCCCATTCCTCGCATGGCATCAGCATTATCAGCGCCAAAGATGCTTATCTTTGCTCCATTGAGCAAAGTAATAAATAATTCGGCCTCGTTAGCTGATTTCATAATAGGACGAGCGTAGTGCTTTAAGTATTGCCAAGCTACAGATTTTCCTTGCGATCTATAGGGCGTGACGTAGGCGAAGTGAGGCCACGGACTCTGGCATTCTGCCGCAGCACGAATTAAATCGTTGGTCGCTGCGACCGTTTTCCCTGCGCGCCTGTGAGCAATTAGACAAGCCCATCTCTGGGTGCGATTGTGAAACGGCATGAACGCCCGCCTCGGTTGATAATCAAGCTCTACTTCGTTGGTTTCCACTTAATCACCATCTGAACTGGCCCATCATCCTTGCCTGTGAGTTCTGTGCGTGAGAGTTTTGGCACATGGTACTCAATCATATCGGTGTAACACTGGAAAGCCTTTAACGGGCCTTCGGTCTCAGCGATCAGGTCTAGCCAAATCTGCACTCGATGAGCATTACCATCAACAAACCTCGCTATGGCCTCTCGAGCTGCTACTGTAGACTTATTTGCCAGCCCTTTTGGTCTACCGGGGCCGGGTGGTCTACCAGTTTTACTTGCTTTTTTAATGACCATCATATATCTCGCTTATTTTTGCTTAAATTTTAATCGACATGGCAAGCATACTCCATTAATAAGTTTACTACTATATCGACCACAAAGATCGCAATCTCCTGATTTTACAGGATGATTAATGAGCGGCTTGTATTTCATTGAGTCGTATCGCTGGCAGTTTAGCTGCTTCTATCACATCGCCCAAGTATTTTATAGCGTCAAGCCTTGTCATACCTTGAATGGTAGCCGGAAAGCTGCTGACTGGCGCTCCTGACGAGTCACAGACTATCTCGTGCATTGCGTATCCTGCGTGTGTTCGCACCATGCGTATCATGATTTACTCTTGTACTGATAGGCCCAGACCTTTTTCCGCCCAGCACCCTCGTTATCAATCTTAATTCGATCTACCGACCCCTGCCGGAGTAGGTAGCACACGCTCATACTAATCTCAGCGGAGGTCAAGTCAAGTTCTTTTTTAATTTGAGACAGGGTTATAAGTCCTTGAGTGTCTGAGATTAGTAGCCGGGTCTTAGTGACTGCATTAGCCATTTATCAACACCGCAATCAGAGTAACCAACCCACCAACGGTAGCAACTACCGCAACCTTGACCCCAAAAAGGAAAGCCCTATCGTCATCTTGCCATGTAGATGACCTGTAGCCTCCGTGAATCGATCTTTGTGCGTTTAGGTAGGGTAGACACCCATCGTGTGACTTATTGCGTTCTACGCCCTCTGTGAGCGTTCTGGGGCTAGTATCGTAGTTCATCAATGTTCTCCTTTGCTCGATCCCTGTCCATGACGTGGATCGTCAAGGTATTGATCCAGCTCCTCCATGCTCATCCCTTGATTCTGTTCGCGCTCACGATTGTAGTATTCGTGATCTTCTTCATCTTGCAAAATGGCCTGATAGGATGCCAGAAGCTGCAACTGTGTAGCTGCGTCTGCTCGTGAAAAGCTCAGGATTGCGCGAGCTACAACTAGCTGATAGTCTTTGTTTTGTCTCTCTAGTATTTTCTTGATATCCATTTTATTGTCCTTAACAAGATTGTGAGAGGTAGGAAGTGAAGGCAATCGCCATCACTATTATTAAAATAACGAGCCAAGGTGTTGGCTCAAAAGGTTCACGCCGAGGCTCTTTGAACATATCATCATATTTACCCATTTGTCTCTCCAGATTTGTCATCTCTCGGTCAAAGCGACCTCGATAAGTAATATATTAAACCTTATATAATATATGTCAAGTTTTTATTGCAGGGTCGCAAAGGTCGCAATAGGTCGCGATATTCCTTGTATCGCTATTACACGTAATTTCTCTCTGTTATAGTAAACCTATAGTTCAACAGAGAGAGAATTTGCTCTATGGAACAGTTTTTACTATTTATTGCGACCTTTGCGACCTTTTATATAAAAAGATAATAAAAACAAAGAATTAAATAGGGTCGCAATAGAGGGTCGCAATAAAAAAAGGTCGCAATGATTGCGACCTTTTCCCATCAAAACGGGATATTCTCATAATCTCCGTCATTTTTTGCGGAATGATACTCCCTCACAATTTTTTTAATTTCCGGCAGGGTTGCAATATGCTTCACCCAAACATAGTGATTGCGACCCGAAATTTTTACAACTCTACCCGCAATTTGTGAATATCCTTTCTCCGACAAAATGCTAGTAAGCGTTCTCGTTTTAGGTAATTCACCCCCCATCCCTGTAACCAATTTGTTTAACCACGTGACATCTATAATGTCATCATTAATGACCGAACAGGTATTTTCGGCAATTGCATCATCAACCATATCCCGTTCAGGAGATACGCTAAGTGCCTTCATCTCCAACCTTGCTGCTGTCTCAGGCGCACGACCTTGAGGATCAAAAGAAGCGGGTATTTTCCAATCCAGCAAGGATCTAGCGATTGAGCCAGCGTTAACTCGTGCCGAATCGAACAGGGTATCGAAGTATTTACGCGCCTCATCCTGACCCCCAAGCTCAAGGAATAGCTGCTCCTCGCTCTGCACCCTGCTAAACAGAGCGCAGTAGCGGCGGTCTCCGTCTTGCAAAGGCACAGCATCCTTATGATTAGTCAGAAGAAAGTAAGAGGTGAAGTTAGGCACAGTCCTGTGATCGCGACCCTTCTCCTCGATCTGGATCGTGGCGTTAGAGATAATAGGCTTGAGCTTATCCAAAATTTCATACTTGTTAGTACCTGCAATGCGTATTTCCTCGACCACTGTGACCAGTGACCCCGTAGCCCAGCCCGTAAAGCGACCAGATATTGCCTGCGTGTCGAGGGACTTGACGTTAGTCCCCATGAGCATCTCAAAGATATTTCCAAAGTACGACTTGCCTGACCCTTGAGCGCCTTGCAGCAGCATGGCCCAGCCAACGCGCTTGCCTTGATTCTGGTAGATGTACGCCATCCAGTTAATAAGCAGCTCTCGTTCGACCTCAGACTCAAGGGTAAAGCGAACGTGGGCCATGAACAGATCAACGCCAGCCTGACCCGCGACATCAATCACATCCACTGGGCGCACACCCTTAGCACTAAAGCTATTCATCATGCGCTTGCCCTCGTACTCAAAGAACTTAGACGCTCGGGGGAAAAACATGGTGTCTACAACTGTCGGCAGCCTATACTCGACTAATGCAAGCTGGGAGGCGGCCTTCTCAGCGATAATACATTCAACCTCACGGTCGAACTTGGCATTGAAAGCCTCACGTCTGATGTCGTAGTCACTGACCTCAAAGTTAGCGAAGGAGCAGGTGTTCTCAACGTACACCCAGTCTTTGAGCCACGCCGGGGGGCTGCCGCCATCAGCGGCCTGAGCCTTTTTTGATGGCTGCACCTCCTTACTAATAGCGGTCTTTGTTACTTTGTTGAGTTTTCCGAAGCCTTCAGCTAGTTCAGAGATGACTCCAGAGCGTTGCGCTGGTGGGAGTATGTGACTGGGCATTGATATGATGCGCTTCTTAAAATCATTGAACTGCTCGAAAGTCTCGACATTACTAGCATCATCAAGAAGCTTTTCAAAGGCGTTGGGGATTGCGGTGATACCACCTGCCTGCTTCACGTGGTAGATGATGCTTGCCATAGTAACGGGCTTGGCACTACCGCCAAAAGACTTCCACTTACTCGCCATCTCGCCATCATCAAAGCGATCAACGTTCAGCTTAGACCAGTCCACCCAGCGAGAGAAGCCAGCCTTAGAACCTTCGTGCTGGTGGTAGAGCGCCATTCCGCACTTCAGCCATGCGTCATAATCCAGACCTGTCGCGGGGTACGCTGCGAGGTACGCATCTACCTCTACGTCAGTCATGTCCAGCGGCTGCGCTGCAACCATCGCGGAGAGGTCATCCAGCTCCTCAACTTTTGGTGTAGCTATAAAGTCAGGGACGGGGTAGGTATTACCTTTTCCCAGCATCGTCCAGCACGAACCGCCCTCTGGGTGTTGAGGTGCAAACATTGGCTGATTGGGTGTCCACGAGCAGGAGTCGATTGCGGCAATAGGGACAGCCAATGACTCACACGCCGTCTTAGCAAGTACACGGTACTCATCGGGTGTGACTGCGCGGGATAATTCAACAATGACTCGTACACGAGGCTTGTCTGGGGTGTGTCTCCATGTCGAATAGGCTACGAATGCAAAAGCTGACAGCGACAAGTCGAATTCCAGCTCATCAATATGCCCATCATAGCTGTCAATATCTATAACGAGCAGGGTTCGATTTAGCATGAAAGCCTCTTCGCGTACGCCACCGCTGAACTCCCCACCAATTACATACTCCCCACCCTTGACTACTGTTACCTTGTGCGTGGAGTATTTTTTGACAATCTGTTCCCATGTAACATCTTTTTTAACGATGGCCTTGCTTAGTTCACTTTTGCCTAGTGAGATAATCATGCTATTCCCCTTTAATCAAGTCCTTAGCCTTAACTAGGGGCGTGTGCATCGCTGTTTCAATCTTAATAGCCTGTCTAGGCGGGAAGCCACCTGTTTTGATTGACTGGCTCACACTACCCTCGGTAACGCAAAGCGAACGAGCCAAAGCCCTCTGGGTGCGATAGTGTTTTAGTACAAAGTCCAAAGTATCTTGTTTCATGTTGTAAGTCCTTTTCGTTAGTAGGACAGAAACTTTAACATCATTAAAGTAAATATGCTAATATTCATTTTCCAAACCACAAATAAAAGGAAATTAAAATGACAATCGAAAGCAAAATCGACAAACTCATCACTGCCATCGAAGCACTAACAGCAGCAATGACCACCAGCCAAAAGACAACGCCCGTACCTGCGCCTACCGAAACAGTCACCGCCGAGGACTTGCAAACGCTATGCACTCAGATTGTGCGTAAAGACCGCACCAAGAAGGCTGGGATCATAGCGGTACTCGGTGAATACAACGCTAATCTAATCTCAGACATTGCAACACACCATTACTCAGCGATCAAAGCAAAGCTGGAGGCGATCAGTGAACACTAAGGCACACGCTAGGTTCTCAGCATCAGGAAGCGCCAAGTGGTTTCTGTGCGCTGGATCAATTGAAGCCGAAAGCGGCTTACCCAATAAGAGCAGCATTTACGCCGATGAAGGAACTGCTGCTCACGAGTTAGCGGAGATATGCTTAACAATGGGCGAGCGAGCGTCTGAGTGGGTGGATAAACAACTCATTGATAATAATGCGGTTACTGTCACTCAGGAGATGGCCAACTATGTGCAGGTCTACGTTGACTACGTTAAATCTAAAAAAGGAATGATGCTAGTTGAGCAGTACGTAGACTTCAGCCATGTCGCGCCGGATGGTTTTGGAACGTGCGATGCCCTCGTGATGGGTAACGACACTCTGCACGTGATCGATCTCAAATATGGGAAGGGTGTCCGAGTTGATGCTGAGAATAACACACAGGCATTGCTTTATGCCATTGGTGCTATTAGCAATCATAGCTGGATGGCATTCAAAACCATTGTAATCACCATCGTGCAGCCACGCCTTGACCACATCAGCGAGTGGACATTGAGCATCAACGAGGTTAACGCTTGGGCAGAGAGGTTAACGCAAGCGGCTGAACGGGCAGCGCAGCCTAACGCACCGCGTACCCCGGGCGAGAAGCAGTGCCAGTGGTGCAAGGCAAAGCCGACCTGCGGTGCGCTGAAGGGGTTTACTGAGCAGGCGATGATGAGTCAGTTCGATGATCTATCACCAGCCAACCCAGACACCCTGACCGACCAGCAACTACGGAAAGCCCTCGAGAGCAAAAAGTTGATCGTGAGCTGGCTGGACGCAGTAGAGAGCCTAGTCTCCGAGCGGCTAGAGTCAGGCAAATCCTTCGAGGGTTTCAAACTGGTAGAGGGTAGGTCGAACAGGGCATGGATAGATGATGATCGTGCAGCATCAGCCCTGAGTGATCTGCTGGGGTTGGATGCCTTCGAACACAAGCTACTCAGCGTTGCCAAAGCGGAAAAGGCGGTTGGTAAGGGTAACAAGGAGATAATCGACAGCCTCTCGACCAAGCCGCAGGGTACGCCAACGCTCGTGCCGGAGAGCGATAAACGACCAAGCTGTATTGTTTCCGCAAAAAACTTTGAAATAATAATTTAGTTCTGCTATACTTCTCTTGTCGGTTTCACAACGACATAAAAACCAAAATAAGGAAATAAAATGACAACTAAAATTAAAAATGTACGTCTCTCCTTCCCATCGTTATTCCGCAAGGCTTCGTTTCAAGGTGTTGAGACTAAGTATGAAGGCACTTTCTTGCTGGATAAGACCGAGCATCGTGCAGCGATTGATGAGATAAGCAAGGCAATTGCTGAGATGCTTAAAGAGCATAAGACCAAACTCTCTCCCGACAAGATTTGCATGAAGGACGGCGATGATGTTGAGTATGAGGGTTATGCTGGCACGATGACTCTGAAGGCAAGCAACAAGAACCGCCCACTCGTTATTGGCAAGGACAAGTCACCGCTGGCTGAAGATGACAATGTTATCTACAGTGGGTGCTACGTTGATGCGATCATTACTCTCTGGTTTCAGGATAACGGCTTCGGCAAGCGTATTAATGCTAGTCTTGAAGGCGTACAGTTCCGGGCTGATGGTACGCCGTTCGGTGATGGTGGTGCTAAAGTTAGCGTAAGCGATTTTGATGCAATTGATGATGACGAGTTTTAATTAATAC